AAAATATACGCATCAGGACAGTGAAGTAAGTTTCCCCTAACTTCAGGACAGTAAAGTAATAAAGTCCGATAAACGTCACTTTACTACAATGAAGTGCGCTTGTCGCTTGTACTTTACTACAGTGAAGTTTACTACAGTGAAGTTTACTACACTGAACTGTATGACATTAAAGTAAATTGTTAACAGGTTGTTCATGATTTTATTCGTCCTGTATGGTATTATAATCTTGCAAGGGAAAGCCCCTTGTAAACAAACTGGATGCAACACTAATTGTAAAGGAGTAGTACACATGAAAATCAAAATTCCGTATGTGGTTGTTACTGCCGTTAAAGGCCGTGAAGTTAACGATGTGGTTTTTATCGACACAGCAAGCCGGAAAACTTGCGTGGATAACATGAATGTAAATGGTGTCCGCGTGCTCAACACTGTTGTCAAGCGGTGCGAACTTGACCTCGATTACACAGATGCTGTTTCCGAGGTCATTTTTACCGAGGTGTGCAAGCAGTCTGGCGCTAATATTGCGTGGGACGATATCGCGGGGGTGTTCATCGACATTCCGGCAGAAAGTGCGGGTGATAGCAATGAATGACCATTGCACCTGTACCACTCCTACCAACGTTTCACACGTCATGTTGTATGAGGATGCCGCACAGAACATTTTCGGCATTGTGTACGATAAAGACGGCAATGTGTTGAATGTTGTAACCGGAGTTGGTAAGCTTGACCCCCTGCCCATCCGTGCTTTTGAAGAAGCGGCGCGGCGCGGTTTCCCGTACTCCCCGCAGTGGAACCCCTGCAATCATGGTGGTAAGACCATGGAGCAGATTGTTGCTGAACTGGAAGCACAGCGGCATCACATTGCCACAATTTTCACGAACCAGTCACCGACCGCGCTTTACCCGACAAACGGCGATTCTACCGCCAAGCAGTTTCTGTTGCGCTGGATTTTCTAAGCGTATGCAATAATAGCAAAAGGAGATATATATTATGGCTATCAAGAAAAACGCCGCTGTTCCCGCACCCGAAGTTAACGACCGCCCCACGCTGAACATGACTGGCGCAACCATACAGGCCGCATATCAGTTGAGTGACACTTGTATTGTGTTCACTCTGAACATTCCGGGCGTCTCGTTGCGTGATATGCGTCTTGTGGAGAAAAAAGCTGGCGGTTACTTCATCAGCACCCCGCAGGTTAAGGGCAAGGACGGGCAGTATCACGACCGTTTTATGGTGTATCTGTCTGAAGCAGACGAACAGCGCGTTATTAAAACCGTGCTAGACCACTTTACCGGCACGGGCGAAAAGCGGGACTTTAAAACCCGTTACGAGGTATAACGAATATGAGCAAGCGGAGCGAAACGCCGCTTGACCTTTACGAGGGCGGCGGCTGGATTAACATTCCGGCTGTCGCCCGTTTGGGTTGTTGGTGCAATATCCTGATTGGTAAACGTCAAGTTGGCAAAACCTACGGCACACTTAAATTTATGCTTGAGAACAATCGGCATTTTCTGTATCTCAGACGTACAACAACTGAATTTGATGCTATCACATCTGACCCCGATTTAAACCCGTTTTTGCCCCTGAAAAAGGAAGGGTTTGACGCGGACATTGTGAAAAGTGGCAAAGTCACTTACACAATCGGGAAATTTGAATATGACGAGAACGGCAAGCCCCAGCAGTGTATAGAAAAATACGGCATTGGTATGACCCTGCCCAGCATTGCAAATATTCGCGGCTTTAACGGTTCGCAGTTTGAGGACGTGGTATTTGATGAATTTATCCCCGAACGAATTGTTATGAAACGCAAGGCAGAGGGTGACGCCCTATTGAATGCGTATGTTACCATTAACGGCAACCGCGAATTAGAAGGGCGTCCCCCTCTCAGAATTTGGCTTTTAGCCAACGCTTTCGATATTGCATCTCCTATACTTGTTGAATTGGGTGTAGTGGATGAAATTGCAAAGCTTGCAAGAACTGGCAAGGAATGGACGGTTACAAGTTCGGGTGTGTTTATCGGAATGCCAAAAAGTACGGTGGTATCCGGCAAGCGCGCAAATACGGCGTTTATGCGTCACATGATGAAAAACCCGGACAGCAAGTTTTATCAGATGGCAATGGAAAACAAGTTTGCCTATAACAATCTTGAGCAAGTTCGGCCAATGAATTTGCGCGGGATGAAACCGGAATTTCAGGTTGCAGGGCTGTATTGCTATCAGTACGACAGCAACCACTATTACTTGTGTCAATCCCCGCACCAGTCCCGTGAAATTTACCCCGATACCAGTGCGGGTAAACAAGCTTTCCGGCTTGCACATCCTTATTTCCAAACCATGCTTGTATTAAATCAAGTATGGGTTTCTGATGTTCCATCCTTGATAAAGATAAGACAATATCTTGACATTCAGGACTAAATCAGCTATTATAATAGATAGCGGGAGACCCCAAAAGCAAAGCGCCCCGGAAGGGCGTGGGGTTGCATTCTTTGCTTGCACACTCCCGCGTTCTAGAAATGAGGTGAACAGATGCTCACATTTTCATATAGCGCAGATAAAGAAAAGTATATTTCGGCGCATTTTCAAGTCAAGGAGTTTCACAGCAAGCATGACCGCGCCGACCTTGTGAAAGTTGATGAACGGTTGATAGAGCTTTTAGAAAACATCCGAAAGTATACCGGCAAGCCCGTTATCATCAACAGCGGATACCGGAGCGCGGCATACAACGCAACAATTAAAGGCGCGGTTTCTAATTCCCAACATGTGCAGGGCAAGGCCGCAGATATCCGAATTACAGGTGTTACCCCCGCCAAGGTTGCCAAAATTGCAGAATGTTATTTAGGCAATTCCGGCGGTATCGGTATTTATTCGACTTTCACCCACGTTGACGTGCGCACGACTTGCGCACGCTGGAAAGGAGCATACTAATTATGGCACTTACTATTAATGACGTTATTACTTTGGGCAAGATGGGCTTTACCAAAACTGACATTGCCGCATTGATGGGCGCACAGCCCAGCACTCCAGTGCAGACTACTCCCGCGCCTGTTGCGCCGCAGTCCGCGCCCGCTATCTCCCCGCAGGCCGCGCCGGATTACGGGGCATTGGTTGCCGGTCTGGCTGACCTGTCTGAAAAAGTCTCTTCCCTCTCTGTTCCGTCCGCTGGTTTCGTTGGCAATCCCGCCCCCGTCACCAGCGTTGAAGATATCATTTTGGGAGCCTACCAGCCCAAGCAGACCAGCACCGATGTGCCGGATTTCATGAAAGGAGTGAATAAGTAATGGCAAACCCTAGCATTCCCGCTAAAGCGGGTATGACGGTTTTCCGTCCGCAGGACATTTATACCATTGCTAATGCACTGGTAAAGGAAGTAACCGGACAGACCCCGGCAATTACCGCCGTTGATACGTCCTCTTTTATCAACGTTGGACAGATGTGTCTTGACCAGAGCAAAGAGGGCACGTTACAGGCGCTTTCTAACATGGTTGCCCGCACCATTATTGCGGTGCGTCCCTATTCGGGGCGTTTTACCAGCATTGAAGCAAGTTCTCAGGAGTGGGGGTTGTTCATTCGCAAAATCGCTTTTTTCAGCGGCGAGTTTGACGAAACGAAGTTTATCAACACTGCCCAGAACCCGGACACCTTGCGGGATGGTAACAGCGTTGATATGTACAAGATTAAGAAGCGTTACCCGCTTGAGATGTACTACACCGGCGAAAGCACCCTGAACCAGCGGTATACCACGTTTCGGGAACAGCTGAAAACGGCCTTTCAGGGCGAAAGCGAATTTTCAGAGTTCCTTAACGGTATGATGGTGGAGATTGGCAACGATGTTGCCCGGTGGAAAACCGCCGAAAACCGCGCCGTTGTGATGAACTTTATTGGCAGTTTGTACAACACCGGCAAGCCCGGGCAGAAAGTCAACCTCACGGAGCAGTTTAATGCGGCGCGTGATACCAATTATACCACCCGCGAACTGCTGACCGTTCATCTTCAGGAATTTTTGTCCTTTTTTGTTTCCTATCTGGAAACCCTGACCGGGCTGATGGAAGAATCCAGCGAACTTTATCATCTGACCCCGATGTGTACCGATGACAACGGTAACACCCTGCACCTGTTCCGGCACACACCCAAGGGCGAACAGAAACTTTTGCTGTATCAGCCCCTTATTAACGATGCTAAGGCGTGGGTTTACCCTGCTATTTTCGGGCCGGGCTATCTGTCGTTTGGCAACTACGAGGGCGTGCAGTTCTGGCAGAACATCAATGACCGGTCTGCCGTGTCGGTCACCCCTGCACAGTTTAACGTGAACACTGCAAAACAGGAGACGGGGACACCCGTGAAACTTGATTTTGTTGTTGGTCTGTTGTATGACCGCCGCGCACTGGCTACCGCCTACCGGCAGGATAGTGTTTACACTACCCCGTTTAATATCAGCGGCGAGTATTACAATACGGAACATCACTGGAAGATGAACTATATGCAAGACCCGACCGAAAACGCCGTGCTTTTTTACATGGCAGATGGGGTTGTTCAGCCGTAACAAGCCGATAAGGCCGACCGTAAAAGGCCGGCCTTTTCTTTATAGAAAGGTAGGTGTATTTAATGGCACGCGGCGAATTTAGGGGAGCAGTTCCCGAACCAACAGTAAAGCACGGATATCATTTTCATTTTGGAAACGTTCAGAAACGAATGAATAGCACCAAAATTTTTGACTATTCCGTGTTGAAGGATGAAGAACGGTGTGATTTTAAGAAAGTAACCAGCATGGAAAACCCCGTTATTTTTGTAAACCTGAACAGCTTGAATATTTCCCCGCAGTGGAATTATTGTCATTGCGAGGAAACAGAGAGTTATTATTGGGTACGGGATATTTCTGTTGGGGTGTATGGGCGCGGCAGTGCTAACATTTGGCAGTTTTCTTTGGAGCTTGACCCGCTGGCAACATATCGAAGCGAGATATTAAAAACCAAAGCGTTCATTGAATACGGTTTTAACAGCGATGCAAGCGGCGCACAGTATCGTTTACAGGATACCCGGCAGAACGTTGCAATGAAACCGACAGTCTCAAGTTTGGAAATAGATACTTGTCCGGGCACTATCGATGCGCAGGGCGTTTATATTCTTTCCGCAGTCGGAAGCAGTGGTTTGCAAGCGTATGCACTTTCAAAAGCGCAAATGGCTACTTTACTAGCTACTATCTCTATATCATGGACGGCAGAAACTACCGCTATGGTCAAATGGGAAGTTGCGCTTCCTCAGTTCATGAATAAGCTTGTTTTTGGTGGTAGTGCAACCGAAAATATCAGGTCATGTATCTGGATACCTGTTTCCCCCTCTGAAGTGGGAACCGGTGGCGGGCTTATTACCCTAGGTCAGTTTGAAACGGGTATTACTGCCCCGGTAGTGTCCGCAAATTCTAACAAAGTCCATGTTATTACTATCCCGATTCCATGGCCTGCGGATGACTGGAAACGGATGAATTGCCAAATTCAACTATACGTTCCGTTTATTGGTGTTATCGGTATTCCGGTTGATCAGTGCAACAATGCAAGTTCTATCACAGTTATTACCGCGTTTAGCTTTATTGACGGCGGTGTAACTGTGAAAGTGCAATGCGGAGACTACACTATTTATACAGGGTCGACCAACATTTCTGCGCCCTATGGAATCGGTACGTCTAACATTGACCCGCTAAAATCACTGTCCGGAATTTCAACCGCAGTAGGCGGCGCACTGACGTTTGGCGGCGGTATCGGCGCGGCGATTGCTGGTGGCGTTTCCGGTTTGGGAGCAATGGCAAGCGGCGCGGCGCAGTTTGGCGAGGGTGTGCGGCAGACTATTAGCGCTGTGAACCAAACTGTTGGAACTTTGGGCGGCGCGTCACAAATTTATTTACCGCTCAAAGCAAAGCTGACACTGCTGTATTATCCACCAATTGATGACGCAGGCTATCAGGGCTTGTATGGGTATCCTGTTATGCGTGTATCGACCCCGGCAAATGGATATTGTAAGACACGCGGGTTTAGCTGTCAACCCAAAGGCGCAAAACCGGATGAAATCGCATACATCAACGCGGCGATGGATTCCGGGGTATTTATTGAATAAAGGAGATGATTTTAAATGTATCAATGCTACGATGGGCATTACGATTGTACGCCGATGCCGTGCGGCACGTTTGACCGCACGTTTTCTACGGACGCGTTGACGTATTGGGAGCGTTCCTTTTTCCAGCGTATGCGCGGCCTGTTCGAGTTCAGCGGATTGCCGGAAGCAAGCGCGGGACAAATTGCGTGGGACTATGACGCCTTTTTGTATCAGCTGTTTCGGATGGGTTATGCGGTTGTTTTCCAGTCCAAAAAATACGGCGTTGTGGTTCAGCCGGGGATACCGACCGGATACGGCTTGCAGTTTCAGCCGCGCGGTATGCAAATTTCCACCCCGTTTTTTAATTTTCCCCGTCCTCTGGAAATTAACAAAGAATGCGGTGTTATCAAGTTAACGCCTGATTATCGCGGCGCGTGGGATATTATTCTGAAATACGCGCGGGAAATGCAACTTGCAGAGGTTGCTATCAGACAATCGGCGTTAAATTCCCGGTTTGCATACGGCGCGGTTGCTAAGGACGATAAACAAAAACGTTCGCTTGAAATGCTGTTTAACAAATTAGCAAACGGCGAACCCGCTATTATTGTAAACGCGGATTTGAAAAAGTCCCTCAGTGCCGGAAGCAAAGATGAATCCTATGAACTGCCTATCATGCAGATTGACCGTGATTTGTCCAAAAATTTCATACTGCCCGAATTGATGGAGTATCGGCGAAATATTCTGTGTGACTTTTACCGGGAATTAGGTGTTTCGGTTCAGCCGAACAAAAAAGAACGGATGGTCGTACAGGAAAGTAAAGCGGCTGACGCGGAGACTTTCAATCGCCGGGAAGTGTGGCGAATTACGCTTGAAAAGTCCTTAGATATCGTGAATACGATGTACGGCACAAATATTAATTTCAAGCTTGTTGAGCCTGACTTGTCGGAACTGCAAAATGATACACAGGAAAGCGAGGTGCAAAAAGATGCTGGTGAATGAGTTGGTAGGCGGTTGCAATCTGGAAGCCCTGCTAATGTTTGACCCGGATTTGTTTGCTAATATGGTAGTGCCTGACGGTGTGGAGAAGTCGGGTGTTATTGCCGCTATCCGCAGGGCACACGGCCTTGCGCCGCTTTATCATCCAGACCCGTTTTGGATGAAACAGGAACTATACTGGTGGAGCCGGGAAAATTTGCCTATTTGGAAAAAGTTGTTTGCAACAACTCAGCTTGAATATAATCCTATTTGGAATACTGACATGAGCGAACGCACCCGGGACACCACCGAAACGACCCGGGACACGTCCGAACAAACTTCCCAGCATTCACAGGGCGGTGCGCATGACCAGAAACAGCACGCAGACGACCGGCATATTATGGAGACAACCGGGAATCTGTATCATGAGAATACCAAAGATAAAGGGTACACCACCGACAACACAGCGGGACACGGTGAAACAACCGCAGACGAGACCAGAAACACCGTTGGAAGCCTGAACCGTCTGACCACCGGAAACCGGAACACGGTACACGATGAAACCATGACTGATAAAGTCAAGACCACGAAGGACGGTACAAGCAAAGTTATCAACGATGTTTCCGCAGAGAACGAAGCGGAGTATCAGCCCTACGACCAGACCAACACAACGACCCATGAAGAGGGTACAAGCGATGAGACCCGAAAAACCGACTGGACGGAAAAAGAAGATACGACCGGAACCCAGACAGACGGAACAACGGAAGATATGACCGATAAACAGGCCACCACTTCAGACACTATTGGCAGGGCACACGGAACCTATGGTGATACCGGCAGTACAGACGGGCACGGGCACACAGAGCGGCAGAACGGCGAACGCGGAACCGCTCAGGAAACCGCCGTTAACGCCCATGATGAACACGCACACGGTATGACCACCGGCAAAGAGACGGAAACAGTAGTCATGACCCATGAATACACCAAGGGCGGTAATATTGGCGTCACTACCACCCAACAGATGATTGATGCAGAACGTGAAAGCGTGCTGTTTAATATCTATCAGGTCATTGCAGATTCTTTCCACCGGACTTTTTGTCTTGACGTTTATTAAAGGTGGTGGTATATTATGTATACAGAGATTTTGTGTGCGGCCATTTCGGGTGCGGTTACACTGGTAGGAGTGCTGATTGCAAATAGTAAGTCTCAAGCGGTGACGGAAACGCGGCTAGACGAGCTGACCCGGGAAGTCCGTGAACATAATCATTTTGCCCAGCGCGTCCCCGTGCTGGAAGAAAAAATTAACGTGGCAAATCACAGAATTGACGATTTAGAAGAAAGGAGCAAATAAAATGAAACTGCACATCAAACCGGAAACCGTTGCAAGGACTTTTGTTCTCATGCTGGCACTGATTAACCAGTGCTTGAGCGCGGCGGGCAAGTCCCCGTTGCCTATCAATAATGAGACGTTGGAGCAGTTCATCACTGCCGGTATCACGACTGCCGCCGCGCTGTGGGCGTGGTGGAAGAACAACAGTTTCACACAGGGGGCTTTGCAGGCTGACGCATATCTGGCAAGCCTGAACCGCAGAAAGTGAGGGGATACTTATGGATTATCCGTTCTGTGCAAACCCGGGCTATACCCCCGGTGACCCCGCAATGTATGATTTGCGGTGGTTGGTATCTCAGGTGCAGAGCCTGACCGCCCTAGTTCAGGGACTGGCAAAAGGACAGGAAGCGCAGGGCGGCAACGTGACCGCGCTTAACTCTGCCATGGCTGACCTTGCCGCCGCCCAGAAATGTATCAACGCACGACTGGATGCCGGAGACTTTGAAAATGAGAAGTTTCTGGATTGGGCAGACAAAAATCTGCCAGCCATGGTTTGCGAAATGGTGCGTTTTGTCTGGTTCGGCCTGACCCCTGACGGCCATTTCTGTGCATACGTCCCCGCAAATTGGGGGTGGCTGACCTTTAATACCGGCACTGATATCACTGAACCGGAGTATGGACACCTTATCATCACATACTAAGAAAGGAGTTGTTAAAATATGAGTTGTAAAGACAAGCACTGTCACCCCTACCCTATCGAGCCTGCACCCTTTGCACCCGGCAGTTGCGACCCGCACCCGCCTTGCCCGCCCAGACCGCCCCGCCCCCCGATGCCTTGCGGGCCGTGTCCCCCGTCTCAATACGTTGGCAGTCGGTATGTGCCGATTTTTGCCGACCCCATCGAATGGGACATTCACAAGAGTTACGAATCCCTTACTATCGTAACTCACGATGGCGAAAGCTACACAAGCAAGTGCAACGTTGGCCCCGGCATTGATATCACCAACACGCGGTATTGGGCAAAGACCGGCGCGTATAACGCTCAGGTGGAGCAGTATAAGAACGAGGTCAAAGACCTGTCGTCTCAGGTTTCCGGTTTCGCGTCTGACAACGCGGAATTCCGGGAGAAAATCGACCAGTTCACCAAAGACAACGCGGAGATGAAAAACACCGTTGCCGAGGATAAAGCCCGTGTTGACGCTCTGGCCGAGCGCGTGGCGACTGCCGAGACCGAGATTGACGGCTTGCAGGCCACCACCGCCCAGCACACCACCGAGATTGCCGACCTTCACGCCAAGGACGAGGATTTGCAGAGACAAATCACCAGCAATGACAACGACATTGCCGCCCTTCAGGCAAAGGACGTGGAGCACGATTCCCGGTTGAACGGTATCGATACCAAACTCAAGAGCCATGATACCAGCATTGCCCAGAACACCGCCGATATTGCTAAGAATACTAAGAATATTCAGGACAATGCCGTTGCCATCGCCCAGAACGCCCAAGAACTGGCAGACCATGCCGAACAGCTGAAAGACCATGAAGCCCGGCTGACTTCCCAGCACAAGGAAATCACTGCCAATCATCAGGCCATCGAGCGCAACACAAGCGATATTGCGTCTTTGCGTGCTGACCTCACCGAGGATGAAGCCAAAATTGAAGCCAACCGGGACGCAATCGCACACATTCAGGAAAAGGACGTTCAGCAGGATGAACGGCTGGATGCACTGGAACAGCGTGCCACGACCGCCGAGGGACGCTTGGATGGGCTGGACACCAAGACGGATGCCACCAATACCGCGCTGACTGCCGAGATTGACCGCGCCAAGGCCGCAGAGCTGGCAAACGGCAAGCTGATTGCCAAGAACGCCAAGGAGCTTGCCGACCACGCCACCGAGCTTGCCGACCATGAAAAGCGTATCACGGTGCTGGAAGGTGACAACACCACCAACAAACAGGAAATCGCGGATATCAAAGCCAAGAACACCGCACAGGATACCGTTATTCAGCAGAACCGGGACGCTATCTCCCATGTGGCCGAAAGCCTTACAGGGTATGTGAAAACCGAGACCTACACCGCAGGGCAGGCGGCACAGAATGCGGAAATCGCCGCCGTGCGAACAGCCGCCGGTCAGGCAAATACCAAAATCGGCAATTGGGAGACCGACCACCCCGGGCAGACCATTTCGCAGTGCGCCACATCTCAGGAAAACGAGCTGACCGAACACGCGGGAAGCATCGCCAAACTGGAAATGGACAAGGCCGCACAGGATAAACGGCTGGATGCACTGGAAAACGCACATCACTATGCAAATATCGAGGAAGCAATTAATCATAAAGGGTATCTTAACATTGTACAATGCACGATGCCGTTTACCTTTACGGCATCCACAGTTAGTGAAGCCGCTACCCTTACATTTGAACCTACCGCCACAGTACGAGTACAATTACCCCCCGACACTGTGATTGATGATACCAAAACACCCCCCGCAGGCAATCTGCATGTCTCCCCACAAATCGGCTACATTGACCGGGCAGGCACATACACGACTTTCCACGATGGCGCAAGCTGGCCTATCACCAAGGCGGCATACATTACTAGTGTGAAGGCCGTTGACCTTCTTGTAACCCCATCGGACCCTATCCGATTTAACTCCCAGCCCGGAAGCACACCCCTGTGGTGGAAACTTATCGGCTATTATAACAGATGAAAAAGAGCGCCCCGCAAACGCGGGGCGCTCTTCTTTATGTTCCATGTGGAACATTAACCCATTCTTGTTTCCTCAAAATCCGGCATTTTGCCGTTAACCTCATACCGGCGCGGGGTCATAACGACCCAAGACGCCGAAACAGACGGCTTTGCAAAGTCCGTGCGATGCTTTATCGGGCTATTGTGATAGGTTAACATCTGCCCGCCCGCATCCGCAATAATTAAGAAGTCGTTTAAATTGTTTATATTATCTTTAAGGGCGGCGACACCCTCCTTTTTGCCAACGCCTGCAATCGTACTTTCCAGCACGTTATCACAGGTACGCGCGGCATAGCATTTTGCGTGCAAGAAACGAAATTCCTTGTAACCGTATTCGGCATTAGGGTGTTCATCCTCTGCAATGCCGATATATATTTTCTTTCCGTCCTTGCGCTCTACCACACATTCACGTTCTACGCACTGCCGCTTTACTTCATTGTTATAAAGTTCTACACCCGGGCACTTTGCGCCCTGAAATTTGCAAGAATCGGTATCCCAGTAAATGACATTTTCCCATCCTACTATTTTTAATAGTTGCCAAAGCTTAAGACGGGTAAGGGATGCCGTCCACAACCCCCACAAAAACGGAAATTTGTTATCTTGACTTTTTGCAACGTTGTCCGGGGTTTTGCTGTTCAGATTTGTCTCCCAATCCGTGCGCGTAAATTTTATATCGTCCCCAATTTCTGCCGCGTATTCATCACGGATTGTTTTTTGTGCACACGCGCCGAAAATAGTGTTGACACAAATTTTACTAAACATATAATCGGGCGTCCCCTTCATGGTTTCCTTAACGCGGAATTTTTCAAAAATAGTTTTCCGAAAAGAACTAGGCAAATATGCAAGCCGAAAACAAACACTTTCCATTGCAACCATATTGTCAAAAGTATATGCTTCTCTTATACGTTGCCAATCGTTTGAATCACAGTATAAATATATACCATCCGCGCCCAACAACCGCCCATTATCTACCCCGCGTTCACCTTCAACCGCCGCGCACTTGCTGACACTAATAACCGGGTCAGGGCATTCGGGTTTTATTTCTGGATTTACAAGCAAGATTTTTGCAACCCATCCAAAGCCGTTATTTATCAGATTTTCCATATCCTCTAAGGCTGTTTCGTCTGGTAAGTCAATGGGATGCCCCGCCGGAAATTTCCATAGTAACTGTTGCGATGGGTGCGCACTTTTAAAATCGTAGCTGTTACAATCTGTATAGGTGCGCCCAGCACGCCAACGCGTGCCGTGCGTGTCACCGCCTGCCATTGCCTTATAACACAGACGCATCTGCCGCGCGTCAAGCTTGAGCGCATCCATGCGCCGTCTGCAATTTTGGTCGTGGGATATTTCAGAATTAACAGCCTGAATTACCATACCGGTGTTAGTAAGTGGGATTGATGCCGCATTATATCCGCGTTCAGTTTTCAAACGTTCAATTGCTTCCCATAGGCCTAGTACGTCATTCACGCAATATGAAAATTCGGTATCATCAAAAACCGTATCCGGGGTGCGATAAACCGTATAATCTAAGTCGCCTTTTAGCTTTGCGTGCGTGCACCCTTCCGTTGCACGGGCAAGGGATTTTTGAAACAGTTTCAAACTGTCCCGAAATTCTATACCATTATCAAACTCAAGATATAAGGGCTTGCGGCTTTTCGTATACAAGGCTTTACAATCACCCCAACGGTCACACAACATCTGGATTAAATATGTATACTCATAACCCAGATTATGCACATACACAACAAGCCTGTTCTTTTCGCTGATATGCCATTTATCAACAAGCTTTTCCATAATTTGTGCCCAGTCCTCAAAGTAACGCGGTATTACAACCGCGCCACCTATACAGGTTTGATAACTATACGCGAACCCGTCCACATCGCTGTTGGTTGTCTCTATATCAAACGTGCAAGTTATGTCAAGATATTTTTTACCAAAATATTTACGTTCACCGCTGTTAAGCTTTTTGCGGCCTTTTGTAACGGTTTTAGGCCGCTTGAGCATTGGCAAAAATTCCGCTATATTTTCGGCAATGGGTAAATCTTGACTGTAACGCATTATGAAGTCCTCTTTTTACCGTGTTTGCGTAATGACTGTAAGAGCGCCGCGCCCTCTTTTCTGTCACTTTCTACCATCTGACCAATTTTTTGCTTATACGTTCGCTGTTGTCGGATATCCTCTAGAGAGCCATCGGCGGCGCGGCCTGACATGATTTCTTCATAGATGATATCTGACCCCAGCAGATTTTCCCATTCCGCAGCCATGTATTTTTCAAACAGCGCAGACAGATTTGCAAAGTCACCCTTGAACCCCGCCACTTGCGCGGCTTTTGTCAAACGCTCCTGATATTCACGAACACCCCCAACGGTTGAGGTAGGCGCTGTGATAAAATCACGAAGTTGCACAAATTCCTTTTCCAGTTCCTGACGGGATGCACTCGCAACTTTTTCCCGATATCGCGGAATATCCTTGCCTGTCTGACGTGCCGCACGCTGATATGCGGATTTTATGTATCCGGCTTTTTCCAACGCTCTTAAACGATTATTTGCCGCCTTTGCGGCGCGGTTAACGATACTGCGTAACTCATCGGTTGTGTATGCCTTTGTGGGCTTTTCGCCCTTTGCATAGTCCCCCCAAGGTTTGGCGCGAAAAGGGCGACCTTTACCGCCCTGTTTGCGCTTTGCTTTAGTTTCTTTCTTATCTTTGAGTTTTGCGGCTTTCCGCTGTTTGGCCGCTTTCTTGTTGGACGTTCCACCCGTCTTTTTACGGGCTGTTTCGCCTTTGGGCTTACCCTGCACAAGCCCGGTCTGTGTTTTCAGTTTCTGCATTTTGCACCTCTCATATCAAAATATCTTACACGGAAAGACCCGTCTTGAAGTCGTGAAAATTTTGCACTTTGCTTTGTTGCTTTAATGTATTTAATATACTTGTCAAATTCAAGTCTGTTCATCTGCTTTATGCCTGCCGTTCTACACCATGCAAACCCATCTTTAAACATATTTGTGTGATGTGCTCTTGACGGCGAACAGGTTTTGTACTCGTAAATATACACTTTCATGTTATCGCACCCCCTTTTTATTGAAATACTGTATACGGATATCGCCGCCCGGCAGTTCAATCATGTATGGGCAGTTCCCGTTTGCCCTCAAATAATTGTATAGATTGCGGATACCCGCATTACTGTATGCTTGTTTCGTTGCGGCAATGACTTTAGTTCTCTTGTGGTCTGTTCCGTCCAGTTCGTACAAATGTAATATTCTCATTATTGTAAATCCTCCTTAAAATAAAATGCAAGTGTTTCCGTTTCGCCCTTCTGATACCCGCGACCGTTGCGGAGAGCCTGCCGCATAAGTTTTGCGCACTCCCCGAAACGCTCAAGATAGTATGAAAAACGGGTGGTGCTGTAAGGTTCATCCGGGTGCGACAACACCCGGTTTTCGACCTCCTCAAAATTTGAAATATTGATATATTTAATCATAACTGCTACACTCCTTTCTTAAATTAAATCCCAGATTTCTTTCCATTCTTGTGGTGTGCTTCCTTTCACTGTCAATAGTATACACTAAAATTATGAACTAGAAATTAACAAATCATGAACAACCTGTTAACAATTTACTTTAATGTCATACAGTTCAGTGTAGTAAACTTCACTGTAGTAAACTTCACTGTAGTAAAGTACAAGCGACAAGCGCACTTCATTGTAGTAAAGTGACGTTTATCGGACTTTATTACTTTACTGTCCTGAAGTTAGGGGAAACTTACTTCACTGTCCTGATGCGTATATTTT